TATAAAGAGTCAGTTGATATTAATGAAAAGATGGACCCTACTGATCACGTCAAAGAAAAAGACGGTAAGTTCTGTGTTTATAATAAAGACGGTGAAGTAGCAGCAGAGTTTGATAACAAAAAAGATGCTGATGCCTATGCTATCAAAAACCATGACAAACTTATGGAATATGTAGAAGTAGGCACTAATGCTATTCGTAATACCTATGCTAAGGCAACACCGGGACAAACTAATGAACTTACTGGCACAGATAAAGCAATCGCTGGTGCTGCTTTAGGTGCATTAGGATACGGTGCTAAAAAAGCAGTTGATAGATTTAACCCCACTAAAGTCCGTGATGCTCGTAAAAAGCGTATGGAACGTGACGCAGAAAAAAGACAAGCTGAACGTGACATTGCCCAAATGAAACGTAAAAAACTACAGGGCAGCAACTAATGAAATCGTTTAAGTTTTTCTCTGAAGAATTCCTAGAAGAACAAGCAGAAATGCTGATGGAAAAACTTATTACCTTTGGTGGTAAGGCATATCCTAAGTTTGGTAATGTTCTAATCATGGCTGGTGGTGCTGGTTCTGGTAAAGGTTTTGTTCAAAGTAATCTTATTGGTATGGAAGGTAAGTCTTTTGACCCTGATGCACTCAAGAAGTTGGCAGGTAAATCTCCACTTATCAATAAGAGAGTTAAAGATGAGTTTGGTGTAGACCTGAAAGACTTAGGTGCTAAACTCAAGGTTCCTGAAAACGTTTCTAAGTTGCATGCTATTATTGGTGATGCACTAAACTTGCCAAACAGAAAAGAATCAGCATTCTTTTCTTCTGTTATGTCTGCTGCTGCTGACCGTAAACCAAATATTATTTTTGATACAACACTCAAAGATGCTGGCAAGTTACAGAAACTTTCTAGTCAAGTTACAGAACTTGGATATGATAAAAAGAATATTCATATTGTATGGGTTGTCAACGATATTGAAGTTGCTAAACAGCAGAACTTAAAAAGAGACAGAGTTGTTCCTACAGAGATTTTAATTAATACTCATAGAGGTGCAGCTAATACTATGGGTGATATTCTCAAAATGGGAAAATCACTTGGTAACTATATGGATGGTGATCTTGTATTTGCCTTTAACAAAGTTGGTGTAGATACTGAACTAGTTAAGTCTAAAACACGCAATAAACGTGGAGATAAAGCTTTCTATGTTAAAGATGCAAACTATGTCTATATCAAACGTGCTGGTAAATCTTTACCTCCTTTAGATACACTCAATAAACAAATGCTTGCTAAAGTCAAGGAATATGTTCCTAAAAATATTCACTGGGATAACCTAGAACTATGAAGTCATTCGGTTGTTACATAGATGAACCTCCTTTAGTAGAGGCTGCTGAATACCAAGGTAAGAAGGTTAAACTGAATGACCCTTTTAGAACCTCTGGTGGACCTAAGAAGTTCTCTGTGTATGTTAAGAACGAAAAAGGTAATGTGGTCAAGGTAAACTTTGGTGACCCTAATATGGAAATCAAACGTGATGACCCTGCTAGACGTAAGAGTTTTAGAGCAAGACATAACTGTGAAAATCCCGGTCCTAAGTGGAAAGCAAGATATTGGTCTTGTTACCAGTGGCGTTCTGGTTCAAAGGTAGATAACTAAAATGGCCAGCACTAATGCAGAACGCATGGATCGTATTGAAACTAAGATTGATAAACTTTCTGAAGTGCTTGTGCAGAGAGATTAGTGAATCAAGAAGAAGACCACAAGGTTCTAAGAAAAGATATTTACAATCTTTATGATAAAGTTAGTGAAATGGAAAAAGTGGTTCAAAAGAATCAGATAACTGTAAATATTATAAATAGAATCAGTTGGATAATCATTACAGGCGTGGTAGGTGGTTTTGGCACCGTAATCACCTACCTGTTCAATAAGTAATAAGGAATAAAAAAATGTCAATTAGAACTGCCTTAATGGAAATGGCGAACAATCAGTTGGATGAAGTAAAGTCTGTTGATTATGGTAAACGTATGACTGATGCTCAAAAGAAAAAGTTTCACGACCTGAAGAAGAAAATGACAGGTGGTCCAGAGTATCAAAAAATCATGCGCAAGAACCAAAGCCCTGTAAAGTCAGATGATGAGTTTCATAACCTTGTTTTGAAAAAGGCAATGTCTGAAGAACGTGCTGCATGGGTGCCAGAGTCTATTGCTGATGAGCAAGTAGAAGCATTTATGGAAGCAACTCTTGCTGCTGTAACCGAAGGTGCTGATACTTTTGTATTTGAAGGCAAGTCCTACAAGGCAAAGTCTAAATCAGAAGCAAAGAAACTTGACCCTGTAGGTAAAGCAGATGCTGATATCGACAATGATGGTGATGTAGATAGTTCTGATGACTACCTGAAGAACCGCCGTAAGGCAATCAAGAAGTCTATGAAAGACGATGATGACGATGAAGTAAATGAGATTGATGGTGCAGCTTCTGGTATGCGAGCAGCAGATAAAGAACCTACTGTTAATCTCAAGTCACTGAAGAAGCGTCGTGCTGCTGAAAAGGCAAGAAAGACTGCACGTCCTAGTCCTCTTCGTGGTAAGAAAGACATGAAGTTTGAGTCTACAGAAACTATTGATGAAGCAATGTCTGGCACTTACATGACCGTTGAATATGACTATAGTGATAACTTTGGTATGCTAGAACTTTACAAGAATGGTAAAAAGATTGGTTCTTGGGATGGATATCCATCCAATGAATCTGGTAAGAATGACCTTGCTATTGAAGCAACTAAACTTGCAAAGAAGCATGGCGTAAACCCTAATGGTCTGAAGACAGTAGATGGTGAAGACCCAAAGAGAACAGGCAAGCTTGTTCCAAACAAAGACTTTGGTTTCCCTAGAGGAAAAGCAAAAAGAGAGTCTGTAGAAGAAGAAAAAGCACCGGGTGCTACTGCACAACATGGAGTAGATGCTAATACACAGGATACATTTGAGAAGCAGTTGTCTACTCGTAAAGGTGAAAAAGACTTTGTAGACCAGCACTCTATGGAAGTTGGTATGGACATTGAAAAGATTACTGCTGAAAACAAAAAGAGTATTGAAGATGCTCTTAAGGTAACACCACCTAGAATGGGTGATCAGAAAGCTGGCGACAACTCTTTTGTAAATCCTATTCAGTCTAATATCATTGATGGTATTACTAAAGCACTGCAACAAATGAAAACGAATAACTAAAGGATTAATAATATGTTGAAAGCTCCTGCATGGGCAAAAAATGCCATTCCTACCGAAAAAGGTTGGGTAAGTCCTAAAGGCGAACTTCTGGTTGCTAGAAAACTTTCTGATAGACAGTTGACAGAGTATTGGAATGCACAAAAGAACGATGTTCCTGCTCCTGCGCCTATCCAAGAACCAGCACCAATCATTGAAGCAGACCCTGTTATTGAAGAGGCAGCACCTACTGCTGAACCTCTGATTGAAGCAGAACCAGATGTAGATCATTGGTCTTTGACTAAGGCACAACTGGCAGAACATGCTGCTGATGTTCATGGAGTAGAACTTGATTCTACTATGACTAAATCAAAAATGATTGAGGCACTTGAAGCACAAATCTAAATCATGAAAATCCTTAGTGAAAAAGTAGAGGTAACAGAAGAGAACTATCTTATTGTTGCTGCTAAACATTATAATAATCCTCAGTGTTCTAGTACTGATGAATTCTATGCTGACCTTGATCGTATCAAGTATATCAAAAGAATTATCAATCGGTATCTAGAAACTGGGGAGTTATCAGATAGATTATTGATTAATCATATTATTGTATTTTGTAATGTTTTTGGTATTGAAATCGGTGTGAAGATGATGGCACTAAAATTAGATTACAAATACTGGCCTGTCATCAAATCATTCTTAGTATTCCTAAAGTATATTGAACCTGCTGATCTAGTTGGTATTACGATGGACCCAAAAGTTATTAATATTTTAAGAGAGATTTAATGTCCCTTTCAACAGTTACTGATACCATATACACCTATAGATTTTTGAAATTGTTGGTAACTCCATTCAACAAGACCAAAGCATATGAGTTTGGTATTGTAGATGAGAATGGTAAACGCACAGACAAAGACATTACTACTTCTTCTGAAAGAGACGCATTTAACCTCTTCCATAGACTAGCATTTAATATGAAAAGATTGCTTGGTGCATTCCCCGGTGGTAAGTCTCGTATTGCATCCTATGTAGCAGCATTAGCACTCCTTAGAGAGAGTTATGGGGTTGATACAGAGACTGTAATAAACGAAATGAGTATTGATGAGGGGGATAAAGAATCCATCTCTACACTCCTAGAAGAGTATGTAGATCAGACCCCCAAGAAAAAGAAAAAGAAGACTATTGAAAACGAAGAGGCTGGCACCACTACTGCTGATGTTGCTATGCCTCCTACACATATGAAGTTTAAGGCATTTGTGAGACGTAAAAAGAAAGATGATGAACTAAGTGAAGAATATTTGAATGAACTTTTTGATAAACCTTACAAGTTCAAAAAGATTAATATTGCCTTGAAAGATAGAAAAATGGCTTCACTAACAGCTGATAGTCCTCAAGGTGAAATTCGTATGAGTTTAGAGAATTTTGGTAGACTCGGAAAAAATAATTTTGAATTAGATTTTTCGGTAGGCAATAGGTTCTCTAAAACAGGTAAAGGTGACCAATTTAGAATTTTTTCTACAGTAATTCAAGGTCTGAAAATGATTATTGATAAAGAAAAAGATGAAATCAAAACTGTAACTTTTAGTGCAGATAAAGAATATGATGATGACACTTTTGATGCTGCTTTTGACGGAAGACCCGTTTCTAAAAGCACGACTAATTTGAGTCGTTCTAGATTATACAATACGATGATAAAAAAGTTTGCTAGTAAAATGGGGTTTAGTGTAGATATTGATGACTCCAGCAATAGAGTTACAGTATATACGCTCAAAAACAAAACCTTTAAAGAATCGTAAAGGTAATATATGTTTGCACTTCTTGGTTCTGTTCTAGGTTTCGGCACTTCCTTTGCTCCAAAGATTTTGGAGACGATTAATAAAGGTCGTGAACAGAAGCATGAACTTGCTAAGATGAAAATGTCTGCTGATATTAAGATGCAGATGCAAGATGCTGAGTTTGACCATCTACAAGACATGGCTCACCATGAAGAACATAAACGTCTAATCGAACATGATATTGCTATCTCTAAAGAGACAGGGTTCTTTGCAGGACTGAAAAAAGGTGTGCGACCAATCATCACATACTGTTTCTTTGGTTTCTTTCTGTTCTATAAAATAGTCCTTGTAATGGAAGCAATGCGGTCAGGACAGGACATGGCAGCAATATCTGATGTAATATGGGATCCTCAATCCCAATCTATCTTTGCAGCAATCATTTCATTTTGGTTTGGTTCACGGGCAGTTGAAAAACTAAAATAACTTGACAATGTGTAAAAAATAAGATAGTATAAGTAGTATACTAATTACACAACTCCATACAAAATAAGAGGTACGTTCTATGACAAACGGTCTAGACATGAGGGATTTTTTGTCCCAAACTAAATTCTATGAAGGTTATTCACGGTATATTGACGACGAAAACAGATATGAAAGTTGGGATGAATCTGTTGACCGTGTAATGGCAATGCACAAAGGTTATTATAAAGATAAGATGTCTACTGCACTTGCAAATGAGATGGCAACTGCTAGTAGTGCATATAAAGAAAAACGTGTTCTAGGCGCACAACGTGCTTTACAGTTTGGTGGTGACCAGCTGCTTAAACATCAGATGAAAATGTATAACTGCACATCCTCTTATGTAGATCGTGCATCTTTCTTTGGTGAATATTTCTATATTCTTTTGTGTGGTGCAGGTGCAGGTTTTTCTGTTCAAAACCACCATGTTAATAAACTTCCTGCTATCCAAGAACGTAAGAAGCAAGCAAAAGGTTATATTGTAGAAGATAGTATTGAAGGTTGGGCTTCTGCTCTAGATGTTCTTATGTCATCTTACTTTGTTGGTGGTGGTAACTACCCTGAGTTTGAAGGTCGTAGAGTATTCTTTGACATGACTAACATTCGTCCCAAGGGTGCAAAGATTTCTGGTGGATTTAAAGCACCGGGTCCAGATGGTCTGCGACAGGCACTTGACCGTATTGAATACCTTATCCAAGGTGTTGTAATGGGTTCTAAGGAACCTGTGCAGTTACGTCCTATTCATGTCTATGATATTGCTATGCACTGTGCTGATGCTGTTCTGTCTGGTGGTGTGCGTCGGTCTGCTACTATCTGTTTGTTCTCTCCTGATGATACAGAGATGATGAATGCCAAGACAGGCAACTGGTTTACTGATAATCCACAACGTGCAAGGTCTAATAACTCTGCTGTTATTGTTCGTAAAGAAACTACCAAAGAACAGTTTATGGGTATCATGGACAGCATTAAGCAGTTTGGTGAACCCGGATTTGTATTTGTAGAATCTACTGAGCATACAACTAATCCATGTGTAGAGATTGGTATGTTCCCACAGATTGATGGTGAGTCTGGTTGGCAGGGTTGTAACCTGACAGAGATTAACGGTGGAATGTGTGTAGACGAAGAGTCATTCTACAAGGCATGTGAAGCTGGTGCTATTCTTGGCACACTACAGGCAGGATATACAGATTTTACATATTTGCCTGATACAACAAAAGCAATCTTTGACCGTGAAGCACTTCTTGGTGTGTCTATCACTGGATGGATGAATAATCCTGATATTCTTTTTGATGGTAAGATTCTAGAAAAGGGTGCAGAGATTGTTAAAGAAACTAATAAGAGAGTTGCTGAGTTACTTGGTATTAATGCTGCTGCTCGGACTACTTGTGTTAAGCCTTCTGGCAATGCTTCTGTACTCCTTGGCACTGCAAGCGGAATTCATGCTGAACACTCTGAGCAATACATTAGAAACATTCAACTGAACAAAGACTCTGAAGTTGCACAGTTGATTGCTAAGACTAACCCTAACATGGTAGAAGACTCTGTATGGTCTGCTAATGGAACTGACTTTGTTGTTTCGTTCCCTATTACACCCAAGCAAGGTTCTATTCTGAAAGATAAACTTATTGGAACTGACCACCTTGACTTAGTTGCCAAGGCACAAAAGCATTGGGTAAACACTGGTAAGAATCCAGAACTATGTGCAGACCCTACAGTATCACATAACGTTTCTAATACTATTCTAGTAGAGGATTGGGATGATGTTGCTGAATATGTTTATAGCAATAGGGATAACTTTGCTGGTATTTCTTTCTTGTCTACTTCTGGCGATAAAGATTTCAATCAAGCGCCGAACACTGAAGTTCTCGACGCTGAGAAAATGGTTGAAAAGTATGGAGTGGCTGCTGTATTAGCATCTGGTCTAGTTGTAGATGGTCTACAGGCATTTGATGACCTTTGGATGGGTTGTATGACTGCACAGGGATATGGTGAAGATATCTCTGCTGAAAGTTCTAAGAACACACTAAAGAAAGATTGGGTGCGTAGGTTTACAGCATTTGCCGATAAATATCTTGAAGGTAATCTGAAGAAAACTGAGTATTGTTTGAAAGATGCATATCTTGTGCATAAATGGGAAAAGATCAAAAGGTCTTACACGCAAGTAGAATGGATTTCTGAGTTGTCAGAAAAGAAGTTTACTGATGTAGATACACTAGGTGCAGCAGCTTGTGCATTTTCCTATGGATATGAATGAATCCAGTCTATCTAGAATTTGGAGACACACTCAAGATCATGCCACTGGTGCTATTACCACATTTCGTGACGATAGGTCTAAACAAGAGAACAAGAAGAATAACCGGGAACTTAAAGGTTATTTGAGAAACAAAGGTTATGGTGTAACTTCTGTTGATGGTAACTATATTGAGCAATATGGCACTGTCAATGCTAAAGAAGTTACAGAACCATCATTCTTTGTGGTTGACCTAAAAGACACAGGTAATCTTGAAAAAGATTTGAAAATGCTTGGTGCAAAGTATGACCAAGACTCTGTGCTCATTGTTCCTAAAGGTGGTAAAGGAGCTTATCTAATCGGAACTTCTAATAGAGAAGATGCCTTTCCATCTAAGAACAATAAAGAAGTTGTTGGCAATAGTAAAATGGGTAAAGTTGCTGGCCAGTTCCTGTCT